TTGCTTCCTATATCTGGCTCAAAAACACAAACCCGCCGTAAAACACGCGACAGACCCAATATCCCAAGAAATTTCCTGGAAAGTTCAAGTTCAAGTAAAAAAACATTGATTTGTTTTTTTTACAATTGTAAAGTAGCATATTAGCTACTCAATTGAACTGAACTTTAAATAGAAAGACAACTACATCTACCACAATGACCTCCACTTGCTTCACCAACCTCCCTGAAGACATCGTGAGTTTGGTGATGACGTATTGGTCGCCCGGCTATGGCTATATGGACGAACTCAAACGTAAGCAACTACCGGAAATCCCATATATAGACGAACTCAAAGAGGATTGGTGTGAGAAGGAGAATAGAATCTCCGACGGGTTAGAGATATGGAATGGTGGGACGGACTTGCATTCCAACTCGCGGATTCCTGTGGGCGATACGTTGTCGCAAAGCCCGTGTGTGTGGAAAGATGGTCGTGTGGAGCAAGACGACGAGATGAATGAAGGTGATGTATTTATGTTAGATGAGGAGATTTGGTACAGCTTCTTCGACGAGTGGGAAGGGGCTGAGTGCCCGGTTGCGTCGTGGTATGCGAGGTGTAGCGGACTTCTTTACCCCAAGAAAATTCGAGAGATGCGTGCTTTGTTAATTTAAAAGTAAAACAAATTACCATATAATTTTAAACACATCTTAACTACTTTCAAATGACAACCAAAGAGAGATTAGAATTTAATTCATATAAATTAAATTATAATAAATATGAATTAAATTACCATTGTCACTTTGAACTCTATATTATTCATTTTTAATATCTGAAATTATTTCTTTGTTTTATCTTTGCTTTGGTCTTCCTCCTTCTTTTCCTCACCTCCATCGGGAACTTGCCGTTGTTCGGGAGGATTTGGTTGTCCCTTTCCAACTGCCCTTCTATTTCTAGCTTGCTCTCGTCGATGGTTTAGCAAAAACTCCTTGTCTTCCTGCCTCATATTTTTATAATTTTCTCTACGTCGTTTATTCTTATCTTGTCGTCTTTGTTCGTTAATATCCATCTTCTTTCCCTCTTCTACATCTTTGACGCTCGCTTGTATTATTCCCTCTTCTACTATCTCCTGATTGTAGGGAGCAACTATCACAACATTCTCGGGTGGTGTTATAAAAGATTGGCTTTTGGTTTCTCCTTTCGTTTCATCATTGGGATTTGGTATATATGAATTTATAGGATTAAATTGATTTTGTAGATTTCGACTTGCAAATGCTAATGCTGCGTCGCTTTGTAAATTAACAACTTGATTATTACCATTAAAGAAATATGCTCGTTCTTGTTGTTCGGGTGGTATAGTTCCTTCGCCTCCAAAACCCGAGCCACCAGCACTTCCAATTGCTCCACCTTGTTGTGGGACAACTAAATTAAATAATTCATCTGTATTAAATTCTAAATCTTGTGCTATTGGTTCGGTAGTAGTTGGGTCTAGTGGAAGCCCAGTTTCGGGGTCATACAAATCAGGTGCTAAAATTATGGGTCTAGTAATTTTATACGTAATAACAGAATTCGGTTGTAAAACTCTCATTAATCTCCCTGTAATCGGATTGCGTATCTCGGTATGAATTTGGTCTAAATTATATGATTTTGTCGCTGTATGTGAAAAAGTGCTACCATACCCATAAGAATAATTCCCCGACTGGTAATTTTTCATACAATAAAACATAATTGCCTTCTTCGTCCCATTATCTAAATAATTGTTAGGACAAATTGTGCTGTAAATTTGGAAAAAAGGAGAATTTGTGCTTTCTACCGGATTAGTAGCTGTTAATGAAGAATTTTCACTATTTATAACAACAGGTAAATTATTAGAAAACCCTAATCCATAATTGGGTAATCCTGATATTTGTGTCGCAGTTGGCGTTGGGATATAACGCAAATTAAATGCTGGATTTAATGTTATATTACTTTGATTATTCAATATTAATGGTTTTGTATTTTGAGTTACGATTAAATCCGGTTGCGGATTATTATATCCATTTACCGAATATCTATTATATTGTCTTCCCTGTAATGGTAGTAATTGCTCTTTGGTAAATCCCAATTTAGATAATAAACAACCACGCCAATTTTCATCACTAGCTTCAACACAACTTTTAATTATTTCTTCTCTGTTGTTTTCGGTATTATCTTGATTATCTCTATTTCTAAATACATTTACGCCATCGTCATATAGAACATAATTGGGTTCTCCATTTAAACCCAATCCCGGCAGAGGAGTAGAAAATTGTTTACCATCGGGTTTATTATTACTCCAATATGAATATAAATTAATATCAGTTGGAGCACGCCAATTCTCATCAGGCAACCATATTTTATATATAAATATACCCGTTTCTTCGCTTCTTTGATTTTGAGTTCTTTCTGACCCACCCCCCGTTGGATTAAAAGCCTGTGCCGACACGTCAAATTGGTTAATCAAAGGATTTAGTCTTGGGGAATAAACCGCATCAGGGCATATATCATTAAATAAAGCTACAGGTTGTCCCAGTTCAGGTAAATCGGGAGGAGGTACATTACCACACGCATCTATTTTACCAGCATTCGACGATGAATTATATGGTGATAATAGAGTAGGTTGGTATGTTTGTGTTAGTTCCATTCTTGCCTTCGCTGGGTTGTATTGAAATGTTGGATTATCCGCCCCAATCGCAACATAAGAATTACAATTTTGTATTAAACCACGATTTACGGGTGGGAGCTCATCCGCCGCCACTGCAATTCCACCAACATACTGCGGGGGGTTGGGTGTAGCAATGGTTTTATCATCAGGATTCATTGGTGTTATAGCATAATTATCATACGCAGAAGGAGAAAATCCAAATCTCGTTCCCCATACAATTTGTCCCAAACGCCACGTATTCGTAATCTGACTATTTATTTGTTGAGAATCCGCCGCTTTATATGTTTCAGCTACTCTGAAAGCTGTAAAAATATGAGATGTTCCATCAACATCGGTATATTGATAAGGATACATTCCCATATCATTTTCTTTACTCCACGTATCATCAGCCCAAGCACTTCCGTCAGGTTGTTTTATCGAACACATCGTATCGTTCATTGCTGATGATTGAGGAATTTGGGGATATGTACTATCGGGATAAGGTTCGGTTTCTCCACCAGTATTAGAACTTATTAACCAAGTTGAATCATATTTACTCTGTATCCACAATTTACCTATCGACCTATTAACAGCTTGATTCCTATTCCAATCGTATTTTTGCTTTGACCCACCCCCTTGCTGGTTATCAATATAACCAGAACCAAACCACGCCGACGTAGTAGATGGTGTTAAACTCACCTGCGATAATGGATTTAAGGCATCGTACGACGGAAATAGACCAGGCCCTATCGTCGCCGAAGCGGGAGGATATTGGGCAGCCCACGTATATTCTATACTATAACTATTAATCTCACTTCCATATCCAATAACCCACTTACTAGTCAAATAATCATTAGTCATTCCCAAATCCAATTCTACCGCCCAACCTGTCTTATCTTGGATTTGTTTATCATTTGTATTGGCTTTTTTATTAGATGCATTAATATAAATCTCATAATCTCTTTGTTTTTCCACTAGTTTTTGACGTATTTCATCAAACCATTCATAACCCCGAACACCTATAAAATAATTTGTATATTCGGTTCTCGCCATTCCCGCTTGGTTATAATACATATTCGTAAATATCATTTGGTTTTTTACTAAAATTGTAGTTGGAAAGGTTGATTGTCCGAAATAAGTTGGGGGGTCTATAAATTGACCTCCCGGTATATAATGTTGTAATTGACTATTTAAAATTACGGGCATATTAAAATTACGACCAGTTACCCCCTTATGTGTTCCACCGACAACCTCTCTACTATTTCCGTCCCAAACGGGAATACGATTAAAAGAATCGCCCCACATTTGTTTAAAAATATCTTTCACTCCTTTATTCCCATCAATCACATTATTCCAACTACAAGCATCGCCAAACCAGTCAGGAGGTCTTTTACAAGTTCTCAAATATGTACTTTCAAATGAAGGATAGGTGTTTCCATAATTTCGTGCTATGTCTGTCCCTATCCCATAAACGCCCATATCCAACGTAGTATTCGTATTGTATCCTATATAATTTATTTTATTCCAGCCTGGCTGATAATTTGCTGGAATAATCTGCTTACAACCACCAGAAAAATAATCATCTATTCTATTCCATTGTTCCGTATTTAAATAAGTTAATCCAATATAACCATTTCCCGGTCCACCTCCATCATTTCTGGGATATGCGTGGAGTGGATAATATCCCTCATAAGTATTATATGGTAATAATTGAGATGATTTTTTATATCTTTTCGTAAAACCATAAACGTTTGTCTGATATTGTCTTATATCATTAGCATTCTCTCCCATAGATGGTAAAGAAGCGTGAAGTTTCTCATTAATAATATTGGCCAGGGACGTTGCGTCCATTAATAAATCACTTGCCTCCAATTCAATAAAACTGGTTAGAGGTCGCATTTCGGGACAAAATGTTTTATATCTACCTATCTGTTCCGCATTTGCTTTGCTCTGTGTTCCCATAAAGTCATTTCTCGTCATAATATAAGGTAAATTATCCGTTCCTTGTAATCTATTAACCGACCCTATCCCACCCCCCTGCAAAAATGACATACCCGTCCATTGAGTATAAGGGTCGCCCGCTCCTGCGACGTTAGGTGTGTTCCCAGTTTCGGGATATGCTTGGTTTATAATCGTAGGATTGGTAATACTCCCCGATGGTTGGGCGGGTTGGTAAGAACCAATAAGACCTTGACTAAAAAAATCAGTAATTCCCGAGTTTTGTCTTTTTTGTGAATAGTTTGTGTTTGGAGCTGTTTGTGTATTATTCCAAGAAGGTTGTCCCTGACTTCTAAAAATATCACCATATCGAATCTCGGGGGTCACAAAACAACACGCAGCACCCGCTAATATTTGACCCCCAAATCCAGCTGGTTTCATTCCACCCGTATTAAGTGTCCCCGCCATAGGTTTTGGAAATAAAATTTGAATTCTTAAAATATCATCATACGGGGGAGCGAGTAGCGGACATTGTCTTATATCAACTACTTCGAAATCAGTTAAAGCGTTGTCTGATAGTCCAATACCCGTTTCAAATCTCATCCTTTGTCCTACACACCCAAACATTCCTTCGTCTGCTCCAATTAATTCCCATTTTTTAAATGATTCATAACTGCAAAATGAAGATGGAGTCAGAGGGGTAATACTTGGAACGGGTATAGGCAAATGTCCGCTTCTTTCTAAAATAACCGAATAAGCATTTGACCCCACCGGTAATGGGAGTGGTAAAATAGTTGAGTAATCCTCTCCCGTGAAAGCTACAACTCTATAACTATTACTATAAGAATTGGCATTTATCTGTGGGTATTGAAAAACCTCTGTATTAAAAAGAATGGGAGGCAGTGGTGGAATAGTCCATTGAATCGCTTGTGAATCATTATATCTATAACCGAATCCCATACCAAATCCCGGATATACACCCTTATCTGTTGTATTTGCTATTATATCGGGTTTCGGAAATATATTTTGTCTATTCACAGCACCAGAGGGGGTTTCAGCACTCGATAACGCTACATCTTTCTCGTTATTAATACCCATAGCCAAGGTAAAAGGTAAATTATTGGAATATGTTTGGTTATTATTTATATAATATCCAATTTCAAGTAAAATTTTATTATCTACATATTCTTTCTTTTCAGCACCTTCTAGTATTATATTTTCACCCGTGAATTCTATTGGGGTAGTTGTTTGTGCGAGATTTAGGGCAATCATCTCAATACTAATTTGGTCACCTTTCTTGACTTGAAAGTTGTCTGTGCTATTTAACCACGTGGAGTTTTTTTCTCCATCTTGTAAGTTATTGGTTTTATCTATTAATGAATTGCTCCGGGAGCATTCGAGCAAATATGTTTCAGTAGTGGATATAGGAGGCAATTGGGGAAACTGCTTTGAATTAGCACTCATCTTATATACGTCGTATATTATAATTATTTAGTTTTATCGTCGTCAGCGTCGTCATCCGTCGTCCCGCCAACTACGCCACTCCTCAACATCATAATCGGGGCAGTTATTAATAACAATATCATATAATTTATCTTTCCTGTCTGTATGGCGACGTGCCCTAGCCCATTCTCGTTTATTATGTATGTCCTCAAACATACATATTAATATTTCGTCTTTTATCCATTTCCAATTTACCTGACGGCAGACGGGACATTTACATTTATTAAGTAATTTCGTATATGAAAACCCTCTGGGGCAATATTTTGGCACACACCCACTACATATCGCACCATCTACGCAATACATACACCGCACACCCCTGGCCCTCCATAACCACCGCCCTGTTAGTTCTTCCAAACATATATTACAATTCATTTGCTCTATGTTCTTCTGTGGCTATTATATTCTTTATTAATTCAAGTCAATGTTTTTTAAATTCAATTAATTGTAATAAATAATATCAATTTATTGAATGGTATTATGACCCTGAAATGAACATTTCTCCGTTGGAGATTCTTAGTAAACGTTCTGTTTCCGCCCAGATTATAATTTGCTGTGCCGACCACTCTTGTAAGGTTGCAACCTTCGTTATTACTAATTCAAGCGGACTTGTACCCACGCTAGTGCCGGCTCCCACTATATTTTCGCGGGTATGGGTTAAATCAACACCAAGGTAACCCTCCGTCCCACAAAGTCCCGATGCGAAATCAAGACCCGCACCATCTCGACCCCAAGATGTAGATTTCCCATAAGCAAAACCATTCAGTCTATAAGGCACACCCCCCGCCGTGGTGGTCGATGTCATCTGATAGGAATTCGTGGGGTCAAGTCCCACAACTGCTCCAATCTGGTTCTGCTGATTAAACCAACTCGTCGCTCCCTGATTTACTTTCATAGTTGTCCCAAGAGCAGACGATACCTCCGTGTATAATTTACTATCCGTATTAAGGGGATTAACAAAAATAGGCAAGTTATTAACGAAAAGTTGCATTGTCCCCTGACGAGGTATGCCCTGCGAAGCTAAACTTTCATACCTCCCCTGAACCTGATTCATACGCCCACCAAGAGTAAGATTTGTTGTATCAATCTGGCGGGGCATCGCAATAAGTAAATTACGGACAACCTGATTATTTATATTCAGTCTATTTGAAATTATTAAATCTGTTGATGCTGCGGGCTGGGCTGCGAGATTTGGCGCTGCTATATTAATATTGACTAAATCAGTATAAACCAGTTCTAATCCTCCCGTGGCGATGGACGCTGCGAGTAAATCATACGGATTCGTTTTTCCAGGTTCATTATCGTAATAAATGTAATCAACACACAGATTACAAGAGGCGGGGTCAATTGTATTATTAGCGACAAATGCGTTCTGAACTTCGGTCATAGGATTAGCATTCGCCCAAGTAGAAGACGGGACACAACGATTTCCTATTACATCATCGGCAAAGCGAATTCTTACCGTAAATTGCCCGTTCATCAATCCGAGTGGCAGGTCTATTTGATTGAGTATCGGGAAAATCTGCGAAAGTTTTATACGGAAATTAGCAGATGTCCCTGGGGTAAGTCCAGCGTCAAACTGCGGGTCGCGGTCGGCATTATTAAACTGCTGAACATTTGCCTGTCCCACACCTATCGAAGTTAAATCCAAACCTACCTGATTTCCATCATAGAAAAACTGACCTGGAAGATTATTTGCTCCGTCTTTTCCGTGTCTTACGTCCATAAGGTCAAAAGCACCATATTCTACGTTATGTTTTTGCGACCGAACATCGGGGTCTTCACGTAAATTCATAAGGCGATTTCGTAATCCAGCGAAGCGAGTGGATTGCACTGCTTCGTTCTGATAAAATAGGGTCGCTTCCTCTAAACAACCTAAAATACCCACACACATAGGCATTTTATTCGTCGCTGTTCCTTTAATAAGCGTCAGGTTTAGACTAACATTTTCTCCCGCCATTACACCTTTGCGTGGGATTGTGAAAAGCACCTCTCCCCCAGTCCCATTATCCTGGAAGGATGTCCAATTTAAAATATCTGTTTCTACTCTTTGCGATTGTAATTCTACACCGTTTAACATTCTATATTATTCATTAAGATTAAAATAATAATATTCTTTTTTAAAATTTATTATTATTTACATTAATAATCTTTATCCGAACCTGTATTACAAGATAAACATATTATATTTCTAAATGAACCATAACTATCATAATCTAAACATTTTGTAGTTTTTTTATTATATTTGGATTCTGTTAATTCAGCATCACACCATTCACAATTCTTACAATTCATATAAAACTTATATAATTCTTTAAAATCTTCACAAATTACTCCATTGAGTTTCCAATTACTAATTTTTATACTTCTTTTTCCCGTTCTAGTGTGTCTATATAATTTTCTTTCATAACTATTTCTCGAATCTCTATCCATATTAATATTAATTATTTATTATTCTCTCTTTAAGACGAAACAGATACTACACCATTCGGGTTAAGATTCATAATGCAACTATACAAGAAAAACGTATACATCGATGTAGGACTGATACCATCTAATCCACTTGTAAGTCTTACTGAATATGGGGCATTTTTAAAGGAAGCGGTAGCACCCGTTCCCGACTGGTCGTAGCGAACACCTATTCCAAAAACTCTTCCTAACAGAGGTGAGGAAGCGAATGTAACAACTCTACCCTGTGCTAATGTTATCTGTGCTGGGGTATCATTTTTAACATTATTGAAAAGCGAAAGTAAACCCTCACTTCTCGCCCCTCCCATACTATCAATATCGCTTCTTGTTAATCTAACTGCGTCCTGAAAGTAATACTGGCGAAGAGCATCAAAAGAATTCAGTTTAGCACCAAAAGTCCCCGACGCTGCGGTTGTATTCTGACGAAGTGAGGTTTCATCAATAGCGGTTTGAAGTGGGAATTTAATTCCACTTCTCATAAAATTAATAGTTCTTACCGGAGTCTGCGTGGTGTAAGCCCCAGCCACCGCATTCGCCAAGCCCGGTGTTTGGAAAGAATCCTGACTGAAATTCTGTATAGATGTAGTAGGTAAGAAATTACTGAAAACCGAAGAAACTGCCGATAATTTGCTGTCAATCGAGTTTGTGGAATCATTAGTGTTGATAACATCATAATACGATTGGTATGCAGAAAAGCGAATGTTAGATATAGGAGGCAACGCCCCTCCGACAGGGACACCATATTTCCCGGTTAATGTTACATCACTTATCTCGTAATACGCCCCCGCCATCGCAGGCAAAGACGAAAATAAAGCCTGATTATTACTATTTAATTGAGCGGTTATAATCATACCACCCACACCATTTACGTCGCCTAGCGGGATTGCCTGACCCGAACCGAGAACACCCGTAAGGAGCGGAGAAGAACACTGAACCCCTTTATTCAAGCACTTTGCCGTAACATCTAAATTAGACGAGCAAGAACCACCGAACCAATGCGAGAGATGTGTGGAATACTCATTCCAACCAGAAGTCGCAGGAATAGTGGAGGATAAAAGCCTACCATAATTGCGACAAGATTCTATGCTGGAATTAGTGCTTGTGCTTACATTTATACTATCAAATATGCTGTTATTACCAATTCTATCACTCATTAAAACCTGACCCGCTGCGGGAGTTACGGAATTAGTAGGAGGCAAATGGTCACCAAGAGTGGGGGGCTGATAAACTCGTAAGACGTAATTAAGGCGAAGCGTATTGGTTAATACGTACATCTGTGTTGATGGAAGTCTTAATGTGATAATCGGATTACCATTTCTATACGAAAATGTATTATTTGAGCCTGAACTCTGGTTTAATGGGGCAACTTCAAAATTAGTGACTGATGCAATAGACATTTATAATTAATCGCTTTATTATAAATTTTTAAAATATGGTATTTTTTAGATGTTAAAAGCAACAATATCTCCAATAACGCAACTTTCCTCTCCGTCGTATAAGTTTAATTCTAACCTTTCTACTTAATTTCATATATATATATATAGATATGAATTCTACGATTAATAATTTTGGAGGTTTTATGAACGATAATGGTAATGTGAATTATACTGCCTTTGGTGGGTATGGCTTATTTCTAGTAAGTGAGCTATTACCTTTTATAAGAGGCAAAAAAGATAATAATGGATTGGTTCATATTCTTATATGTTTATTAAAGAATTCGAAGTGTATGATTACTAAAACTCTTGGAGTTTTAGAACAACCTGTTAAAGAGAAGGAGATTGAAGTTGTTTAATAATTTCTGTTGTATTTTGTTTTCACTTTATTTTTTGGATAATTTTGAGCCAATGTTCTATTAAACGGCGGTGGCTCTGTGCTTAATCTTTTGGTTAGTTTCTTGCTAAAAAATAAATATAATTTATATAAACATTTCATTAAATATATATTATATTTTATTCTAATAACTCTCTAATTAATGTGGGTGGAATTCTATACCTATTAAATTTACCGGACGGCCATACTATATGCTTATTATCAATCATATTCCCACAATTTTTATTACATATCTTTCCTACAAAGTCGGTGTTGTTAGTCCAAAACCGAGTCGCTTTCTTGTAACCCCAATCTGAATACATACAATAATCTATATCGAAATAATATAATCCGTGCATAAATTCTCTACTTTTAAGTTTCCCTGTTTTTGGATTTTCCAAATACCATACTTTTGGATTAAAATATGAAATAATTTCTAATGTTTTTTTTACAATAATATCACTTTCTAACATATTATCATAATGCATTTGTTTTGTAAATTTATATAATTCTTTTGTTGATATATCCCTTTTTTCTTTACCATACCACGATGTTTGTAATATAGAATAATTAAGACACGGGGGAGAAGCGTGAATAACATTAAAAAAATTCCTATCATATTGTTTATAATTGAAATCCATAATGTCGCATTTATGCGTAGGTATATATTTACCATTATAATCGGTGATGTCTACACTTATCACATTGTATCCCTTTTCTTTTCCGATTTTTCCAAATGATTGTGTCCCACTAAATAATTCTAGCAAATTCATCTTTATTATATAATATATTCTTAATAAGAAACCGACACGCTCCCATTTGATATATTCAACCTACGGATATGATACATAAACGATTCTAATACCTTATTTGTCAGGTTCGCCGTCGCTGCGGTGGAATAAAGAATAGATAAACGAATGTTATTAGAGTTAGCATTAAACGAATGTTCCTTACGACTTAAAGCTCTTCCGATAAGGAAATAGTTGTTATTATTACACATAAACCGAGGCTCAACATCGCATCTATGAACCGCCTTTTCTACTTCCAACCCGTGTATAGCATCAAAAGCCAAAGCGACATTAGACGAAACCCTGTTAATAGGAACAGGTCGGGACGGGGTATTTCGGTTCGCAATCGTGTAAGAGTAATTTAGTCCTTCGTCATTAATGGTTCGCATAGGGGGGCGTTCCTGTCCCAAAACAGCATTAGGATTGTAAGGCAACTGAACTAACGATAATGCCCTTCGCTCCGTGCAGTCTAACGTCACCTGTGGATTAGAAACGAGTGCTTGGAGATTATCACGATACAAATTCCAAGATTTATAATCAATATTCATTCCCCCCGTTGTGCTGGATTTTGCTACCATACTTCTTAAATCCTCCGTACTCATCTCGGCAGAACTGACTAAAAGTTCCAGATTGGAAATCTGATAATTTGTTCTTAAATTACTTACCGCAATCCAACAAGCATCATTCGGCGAAAAAACGGGGAAAACGTTTACATTAACGAAATCAACCTGTAATCCCAAAGCCCCTCCTAAATCCGTAACAGCAGTAACCTCGCCAGAAGTAATCCAAGTTCCATTTGTCGCATTATCCCAAAAGACTAACTGCTGTCCCACTTTAATTTGACAATTGTTAGTTGGGTCAAAAGCAATAGCACCCGCAACCGGGGCAGTATTATCAATAATAATCTGTGTTAATGCTCCCGCGAGAGTTGCCGTTTTAATATCATAAAAAGAATTAGCAGGTGGATTGGGACTGGGTGCTGCGACCGCCGTCGTTATTCCACCTCCCGCACACTGCGCCCATTCATCGGGATATTTGGTATTAACATCATAGGGGATAGTTTCTGGAAGATTTACAACTCTCGCACAGGGATACGTGGTAATACTTCTCGGCACATCTTCAAGTGTTATGCGAATGCGAATTCCACCAATCAGGATATTAGGAAGGAGAGGAGCGGATTGTTTCAATAATCCTGACATTTGCAAATCAAGCACACATTCTACTTTGTTATTCACGACCAAACCTACCGCTCCCTGCTGGGTGTAATATAGAGAACTCGGGGTGTGATTACTGCATTGCCCGTGCTGTAATTCCCAGTTATTCACTATTGACGGGGTTTTGCTATAATGTTTTTGCATACTTACTAAATGGTTGGTTTCATCTATCTGTTCCAATAATGTATTCGTGTTTAAATCGAAAATCTGCACAATTTTTATACAAGAAAATGCACCTGCTGTTCCGTCTGGCTGGGAACACACATTACTACCTGTCATCTCAACATTAAATTTTAGTTTTGTGCCTCTCGGGTTTATAACTGCTACATCACTGGCGGGGACATCTATTTCTATAACATCGCCGGGCGAATAAATAGTGTTTCTTACGGAATTAATTGATTTCGTGATAGTTTCAAAGTTGCGACTCATTATATTTAATACTAATATAATAATTCTGAAATTCTTTTTTAAATGATTAACTAATACTATCCATAGTCGGAACAATAAAAGTTCCCGCCGCTTGAAATCCTGCTTTTGGGGCTTGGGTAGGCATCGCTTGGGCTTTGGCTGTTTGGTCGCCAGATTTCACAGCGTCGGCAATTCCCACACCCGCCGCTGCGATTCCAGCAACCGCTCCTAACCCTGCTAGGATTTCAGGGATTCCGAGAAAGCCCAACCAACTCGTCGCCACAGCATCTTCCTCCAAATCTGTCGCCCCCGATATAAGGCCACTTTCTAATTCAGGCGTAGCATCAGTCGTAGTTTCGCCAATATTAGACATTTCTACTTCTCCGCCACCCGCCCCGCTTGATGGGATTGGGTCGTCTTCAAGTGCTTCGCCGTCGCCTTCCTTTTGTTCAGTAGCATCTCCCGTATACTTAACAACATCGGGTTTCATCAATTCATCATACGTGGTCGTGTTTTCGGCTGGGTCTTCATCTAACACCCTGCCTCTTATTGCCATTCCTTGACTGTCCGCTCCCGTTTCTCCGCCCTCGACATTAGTCGCTGTGGTGCTAGTCCCGTCGTATCCAGACCCGACCCTCCGTTCTGTTGTTTCCCAACGGAGGTTAACCTGCGAGTTGCCCCCTTCCTCGTCTGGTGCTATCTTATACTGTGGGCCACCCGCCTCCTGTGTAGAGCTTCCTACACTTTGATTAGCACCGCCACCGTTCGTTGATTCACTTGGGACACTATCTCGTGCTGACTGGGCTGCGTCTTCTGCCCCGCTCTGGGCGTTCTGTGCCGTCTGTCTTACCTGTCCCTCCATATTTCCCGCTGCGTCTTTTAATTCCCCTACTTTCCCCTCCACATTTGAACCCGCTTCTTGGAGTTTTGATTCTGCTTGGTCTGCTAAACCTTTCGCTCTATTACCAACTTCATCAAGTTTATCTGTTGCGTCTTGTTTAAATTGATTAAATTTTGATATACCTTTTCTCGCATATTTTCCAAGAGCCGTAGCACCAACCCCACCACCTATCCCGCTCTCCATAAGTTTTGAAGATATATCACCAATCTTTTTAGCATTTTCAAATACTTTGTCCGCCTTAATACCGAGTGCTTGATTTACAGCTTGCATTTTATCTTTGTGTTGTGAAACCCTATCTTCTATTCCATTTCTAAAAGAATTTAGTTCATTAGAATATCTACTAACCATTATAAATACTATATATATTATTTAAAAAAGTCGTTCCTTAAAATTTAAATATACCTCACAGGGACTTCTACTCATTCGTAAATATAACCAAGAATAAGGATTTTCCTGATTTCTCCTTATCATAGAATTCCAATTATCACTACCTCCAACACAATCAGCGTATTCTGCCTCTAAACTCAATAATTCTTTCTTATTTTTTACTGCTGATGAAATAAGAACGCCCGTAGCATTTACCCTCATAATTGTTGAAATATCATTAAATTTCTGATTGGAAAGGATAATTGCTACCGGGTTTCCACGTGTAGTACTATGACGAAAACGTGTGCTGAAATCTACCACCGCCCTACCTTTCTTGCTGTTAGAATTTGCCGATATACTCCCACAAATATCATCTAATAATAATAAAAATCCTTCATCGTGTCCTGTCTTTTTTTTTTCATCTTGACTTTTAATTAAATTATGTATAATACTATCATCATACATTTCATAACAATTATCTCCCCATCTTTCTAAATTAAACCTGGAAGTAGCACAATTTTTTATAGTATTTGAGATGATGGTTACGTTGTCCCCAAATACATCTCCCCAAAGTGCTTTTTGATGTAAAAAATTAGCAATAAGAGTAGATTTCCCCGAGCGAATGCTTCCTATAACAAGCAATAATTCTTGGTCGTAGGGGTTCGGTATAAATGGGTGTATTTTAACTTTGGGTTTTACAAAATTCTCGGGTTCTTTCACCGGAAGTATTTGAACTTCTTGTGGTGATGTTTCAAATTTGTTTTCATCTTCCTTATCATTGTCTTTTTTTTTTCGTCTACTCATAATATATTATATGTATTACTATATTATAATTAAATGAATAAAAGAGAGAAATCATTATTAAAAAGTTTAGGGGTCTATATTGACCCGAAAATAAATAAAAAATATAATCACGAACACGCAGACCCCGAAGAATGGGTTAGATTTTATTACTACAAAAATCGTAAACCTTTCCTTGTTCCGAACTCTAATATTAGATATGAAAGTGAGGTTACTTCGACTAACTCGCTACATAGAAATACATTTTACAAAATGAGTCATTTATCTAAAACAGATTCCTATTATGATTATTATTATAAATTAAAAGAAGACGTGGGTAGCTGTATCATAAAAGAAAATAAACGCTTAAATAAAATTAAAAAAAAATCTAATAAAAAATTTAAATTAATTCCCCCACCCCAAGATGAAAATGGAAAATATATTATTAAGTTTGAATGAGTTATTCTTTTCCCATCACAATCCCAAGACGGGCTGGGATTACGTGCCTCATATTACAATCATCACAGCATTTCTCATCGGGGGCTACGGGGCCCGCATTATTCCCATATTTAAATGTTTCTTCGCAATCTGGAAAGCAACACTCGTGTTCTTCCGCACAAATGCCCTCGGAACACTCATAAGAACAGAACACACCTTTTCCGCCTTCGTTTTTAAATGTGGTCCGTAAACGCCTATTACAATCTCCATTATAACACCTATCGCCCTCGTCTTCGCTTTCATCACTACTACTACTATTCCATTTCCAGCCTTCCATTTGGTTATTTTTCCATTCTTGTAATTTATTCATTTTATCCTTTAATTCTTTGTTTTCTTTTTCTACTTTGCTAGTATGTTGGATAAAGAATTTACGTTCTTCGTCCCCAACCATACCAACTCCCACCTCCCCCTTTAATTCTTTGTTTTCTTTTTTTAATTCTATAACTTCCTTCTCCAGCTTCTGGTAACGCTCCATAGTGCGCACACACGCGCACTCACTTACCCAGCACCGACAATAGCGATGTTCTTGGTTATCCATTTTAATTATGTTGGTTGTCTTGGTTGTCTTGTGTGTGGCTATTATATTCTTTATTAATTCAAGTCAATGTTTTTTTAAATTCAATTAAATAAAATAAATAAAATCAATTTATTGTGAGGGTATATAGCCGTTGGATTATGCCCCCCAATCGTGGCGTTTCGTGTAGTATTCAAACTCATATTTTCTCCAATCTTCCACTTCGTCTATTGTTTCAAAATTGGTTCTAATAGTTTTTTCTTCTTCAAAGTTCTCCTTATCGTAATAATGGTTAATTTTTTCAAAAGATTGCGTCATAGCACCATTAGGATTATCACTCTCCTTTCTTCCAATTTTATAAGGTTTAAATCTTATTGATGCTTTATTTACTTTGGTAATTATTCCGCAATAATAATTACAGCAGTATACTTCGTAACTATGCGTATATGTAACTTCATCACCTACTTTATATTTTGTGAAATCCTTATCGTTTTTTTTAATCTTTCTCTTTTCATTCATCAATTCTGTTAAACTACCAAGTTTTGCTTCTTCTTTTTTTACAATAATATAGTTAATAACCATTTCTCTCGTCGATTTTGGATTTTTAATAAAATTACTTATTCTCTTATTAAAATTTTCTTTAAACCAATCGTGTAATTTTTTTATCCCCAACTTATTAAATTTTTCTTCATTAATAATCGCAAAGAATAGTTCCTTGTTCGTAGGCTCTACGAATATGTGAGCTTTACCATACCGTGCGGGGCAACAGCACCCACGCCCCCTCTCCGCGAGCCATTCCAGGTCGCAATCACATTCGTTGGTTTTCTTTGTGTTTTCGTCCATTTTAATAGGTGGTTTTAATAGGTGCTTTTGTGCTTTGGTTAATACTCGCTATTATATTCTTTATTAATTCAAATCAATGTTTTTTTTATTCTTCAATTTATTGTGAGGGTATATAGCCGTTGGATTAGTATTCATTCTTTTTGAACTGAACTTTGTTGTTGGTATATATTTATTTGGAAACCAATTATTTACCACTTCCAATAAAAATTTATTACTTGTTGCTTGTTTTATTATTTTACCTGTAATGGGATTTGTAAGCATATACTATTAGGTTAGATATTAACAACAAGGGTCTTCGCATTCCCAATTGTGGCTGTGGACCCTCTTCCGCCCCGGCCCATCAAGTTCGTAGCTATATCCACACCATCTACAACGATAATTGGAGTGTATTTCATTTAATAATTCTTCAATTCTCTCTTTTAATTCTTCGTTTTCTTTTTCTACTTTGCTAGTATGTCGTGTAAAGCATTTACGTTCTTCGTCCCCAGTTTTCCAAAAAGATTCCCACATACCAACTCCCATCGCCCCCTTTAATTCCTCAACTTTCTTTTTTAATTCTTCATTTTCCTTGTCCCTGATGAGTGCCTTCCGACACATCTCCTCCTCTTCGTGACCGTTTAAATGATTTTGGAGTTCACAGTCGTCCCACTCAACTCCACACGGGCAAATCGTTTCTTTTGTGTTTTCAGTAGACATTTTAATTGGTATTCTTGGTTGGGTAAGTAGTAGCTTAATTAATGTATAAAAAAGAAATCAATTTATTGTGAGGGTATATATAAATGTTTATTAAAATGTCTTGCGATGTGATGTAATAAATGTGCTGGGTGTCTTACTAATCCTAACAAAACAATACCGACCAAACCACCTCTTATCTGCGACTATATGTAAATCCTGAATAAACCACCCTGTCTCCGTCATCTCATCTAATCTTTTTGGGGTAAATACATTCAAACTGGAGAAATTAATCAACCAATATATTTCTTTTTTTGTAATTTCCATTGCTTTTTTATGAAATTCCCAAAACAACTTTCTCGGAATAAAAGGAGGATTCGATATTGTATAATCTGGCGACTCCGTGCTTTCAAGAAAATCAACCCCCTCGTTAATCTCACACCATTTATTTATTGTATTTTCCGGAAAATTATTATAAAATGCTCCATCTCCTAAACAAGGCTCTAAAACAATATCTCCGTCCTCAAATTTAATTCTATCTAATAAATATTTCGCCATTAGTGGGTTAGTCATCACTATCGTTGGGTCTTTTTTTACCTTTTCGGCAAGTGGGTCATTCTTATTACTCTCATAGTCCCATACCTTTCCGATAATGACGTTTCGTTTGCCTTCCATTATAAACGTTTAATAAATTAATAAATAATATATAACTTATATAATGCACTCAACAGCAACACAAATTAAAAATAGAAAGGAGGCGAAAGATGTATTTATTACACCCACAGATTTAGCAAAAAAGCATATTGATATTGTAAAGAATATTTTAAAGAATACGATTGATTGTGAGGAGGACTGCGAGTTTTGTGGAGGAGTTCAAAGATGGTATGACCCATTCAGGGCGACAGGGAGATATTTTGATAATTTCCCAGAAGGCGAGAAAATTGAAAAGGTTTGGAGT